CCCGCACCACCTAAGTCCATATTCTCATATGCAACGTTATCACGGTATTGTAGACCAACAGGTAGATACATCGATACTTGTCTATCAAGTTTAATTAATGGTCTTTGTTTAATAATAGGAACGTTATCTTCACCTTTGTGAGATTTAACTGCTTTTGCAACTTCTTCAGGGTTTTCAGTTTTAAGTGCATTCTTTAAACCCGCCCCAACAGACTTTGCAAAAGAAGTTGCTGCTTCTGAAATATTACCAAGGTCAGTCTCAGGTTCTTTCATTACGTTAAAGATTAAACGACCTTTATATTCGTCAGGATTGTTAAGTGGATACTCTAAGTCTTTTCGACTTTTGTTTTCTTCGATGCCAGGCTTTCTACCAGTTGCTGCTTCAACTATTTGTGCAGAAGTTAAAGTATCTCCTACCTGTACGTCTTGAATGTTTGTGACTGTCGGCATTGTAATTTCTCTATAAATAGGTTATAAATCAGTTATCTTTATTTATAAGGTTTTTATGGCATATTCGGGTAGATACAGAGTAAAAAACACAAAGAAGTACGAGGGAGACCATACTGTTGTGGTATATCGTTCTCTGTGGGAGAAACATGCATTCAAATGGTGTGATAACAACCCCAAAGTAGTAAAATGGTCTTCTGAAGAGGTTATTATACCATACTTATATGAAGTTGACAAGCGTTATCATAGATATTTTATGGATTTAAAAATGGTCATGGAAGATGGTAAGACTTGGTTGGTTGAGATTAAACCAGATAAAGAGACTAGAATTCCTACAGGTAGTCGCAGAACTAAAAAGTTTATATCTGAAAGTATGACTTACGTAAAGAATATAAATAAGTGGGAAGCGGCAAATGAATATGCAAAAGACCGTGGATGGAGATTTGTTATCTGGACTGAAAAGAATGAACCACTCAAGTCTCTTATTCCTAAATCAACAAAACCACTGAGACCTTTCACCAAAAGAAAAAGATGAAACACCATGGATTAATAATAACTGGTGCGTCCTTTACATACCCGATAGGTAAAGGATTTGTTCCAGAACATGCAGTTTATGATTCTGGTAATTGGGAAGAAATGCCAGTTAGGGGAACGGGCGCTCATAGAATTGCAACCCATTTAAGAAATACTGGGAAGTGGGACATTGAAGTTGTAGACTTTCTTGAGGCATGGGACGATAGTGAACTACATGAATTTTGTGAAACTCGAATCACTAAGAATACCAAATGGATAGGGTTCAGTGTGTTCTTCACATATTCAATTCACGAAGCACCACCTATAGTAAGAAAACAAAACAGACTCATAAAACACATTAAGGAAAGATACCCTTGGGTAAAAATCGTAGTAGGTGCAAATAAACTAGTTAATGTTATCCGACACGAAAATGTCGATTACTTTTGTATAGGTAATGGAGAACATGCAATTGTCGCTCTGTGTGATTATTTTACTGGTAATGCAAAACACCCTAAAGTAAAAGTCAAAATTAATCCTTTCAATCAAATAGACATGGTAGGAAAGGAATTTGTTATTATGGATTGTTTTAATGACTATCCCGCATTTCCTCATAAGAATCCACACACATCATACGAAGAAAGAGATTTTATACAAAAGGATGAAGTATTGACCATGGAGTTGTCTAGAGGATGTATATTCAAATGTACATTCTGTGACTACTCCCCGTTAGGTGTTAAGGGTGACCATAGTAGACATGCAGAAAACTTTGAAGAAGAACTAAGAGAGAACTATGAGAAATGGGGTGTAACACATTACTGTCTTGCAGATGAGACCGCTAATGCAAGTTCTGAGTACATATCAAAGTTTGCAGACGTTGTAAGAAAACTTCCCTTTCAACCTCAGTTCCATGGATTTATTCGTGGTGACTTGTTAATAAGACGAGCAAAACAAGACTGGGACAATATGATTGATATGGGATTCACCAGTCAGTCTATGGGTATTGAAACATTTAACCATGCATCTGGTAAATCTATTAACAAAGGTTTTTCTCCATTACAGATGCAAGAGGGATTACTTGCATCCGCAGAGTATTTTAAGAAGAATAGACATACTGGTAATCATTACAATCAAACATTGACAATGATTGCGGGATTACCTCACGAAACATTTGAAACTTTAGATAAATCTGGAGAATGGTTGAATAAGTATTGGTGGAATCAAGTTACAATACATCCATTGTATATATCACAACATGTCTCAGATGGTGTTGATGCAGTTTCAGATATAGAAAAAGACCCGTCCAAATATGGATACACGTGGAGAGATAAAACTCTTTTAGATAAAGCTATAGAAAATTACTATTATCAACACTGGGAAGTAAAGAGAGTAATAAACCCAAACCCCTCTTTACGACAAATGGTAGATAATTTTCCAAAAGATGCTGCTCTAAAGGAAGAGTTAAAAAACCGTGCAGAAAAAACATTTCAACAAGTATGGGTACATCCAAGTGGAAATTACGACCAAATTGACATGTTAGAATGGACTACTAAGTATCAATCAGACAGAATAATCAAACTAGGAAGACCAGAAAGTCTATCTGGATGGCATATGGGTTGGTACAAACAACTAGGATATGACTTGAGAGAGACTTACGAAGAAAAACTACCCGATATAACAAGAAAAGACGTAAAGAAATATTTCAAAAACCTCGAAAGATATAAGAAAGATAAGTTAAATTGGTATAAATAGAACTATGAGTAATATATTCAACAGACTAGAATTACAGGCATTCCGTGCGGGAGTTACTCCCCGTACCAAAGAATCCCGTGAATGGTTCAGAAAGAAAGCATCTAACATGCGGTCTATCAATCGTGAAGCATTGATGAAAGAAGACCAGATAAAACAAAGAGCGAATCGTGGTATTATTGGTTCTATGCAGATGTTTTTCTATGACCCAAAGACTAAAGATAAACTTCCATACTATGATGCATTCCCATTGATTATTGTAGTCGGGCCAGCAGAGGGTGGATTCTATGGAATCAACCTTCATTATCTTCCACCTATCCTTCGTGCAAAAATGTTGGATGCATTGATGGAAGTTGCGTCCAGTAAGAACTCTGACGATGCAAAGTTTAATATTACTTACAAGAGATTACAGGGTATTGCAAAGTTGCGATACTACAAACCATGTTTTAAACACTACTTGAATTCACATGTCAAGAGTAAGTTTGCAGAAGTTCCTGCTCCAGAGTGGGAGATTGCAACATTCTTACCGACTGCACAGTTCCGTAAATCGAACTCACAGAAAGTATTCTATGATTCAAGACAGGCAATAGGTAAAGACTAATGAGTATTCGTATTGACGATTTTAAATCATCTGTAGGTGCTGGCGGGGGAATCGCATTAGGAAGTCTATATAAGATTTTCTTACCACCTATCAAAGGTGACGCACGTAACTTAAACTTGTTATGTAAAGCAGCGTCATTGCCTGGCAGACAAATTCTTTCTACAGAAAGACCAATGGGTATTGATGTTACTAAAGTTGCATATGGTTATGCAGTAGATGACGTAACACTCACGTTCCATTGTTTGAATGATATGGGTATCAGAGAATACTTTGAACTGTGGCAAGAACAAGCAGTAAATGCAGAAACAAAAGAAGTTGGATATTACAACGATTACACACATCCTGTTATTATTCAACATATTAAAAAGGGTATTTCTTTCCCTATAAAGAAAAAGAAACTATTTGACTCTGGTAAAATTCCTTCTGCAATTAGAGGAAGATTACCAAGACTAGGCCCGTTAGACCTCGCACAAGGTGAGTTTGATTTAAATGCGGTGTTCGGTGACGATATCACATATACGTTACTCCTAGATAAAGCATACCCAACAACATTGAATGCAATTGAGTTGAGTGATGACGGACAATTACTTGAAGTGACGGTACAACTGTCATATAAGAATTGGAAGTCAAAAAAGGGTGACCGTGTAGGAAACGATTTTGTCGAAGGACTTGCGGGTGAACTGATTAGGAAATTTTTATAATATTTGGAGAATATAATGGCACTACCTAAGTTAAATGATAATCTAAAGTATGAGATGGTAATCCCATCATCTGAAAAGGTTGTCACATATAGACCATATTTGGTCAAAGAAGAGAAACTTCTTCTCTCTGCTTTTGAGTCGCAAGACCAGAAACAGGCAATGAGGGCAATGGTCGATACCGTTGTCGCATGTGTGAATGAAGATATTAAAACAAGTGACCTTGCAACGTTCGATGTTGAATACATGTTCACTCAGATTCGTAGTAAGTCGGTTGGTGAGACATCAACCTTACACTTTAAATGTGAGGCTGAAGAATGTGAGTTAAGGACAGAGGTTGATATTGACTTATCGTCTCTTGAAGTTACAAAATCAGATGCAAACAATGTGGTTGAGATTACAGATGATATCTCTATTGAACTAAGATATCCTACTTATGATGGATTCGTAAAGAACTTCCGTGAAGGTGTTTCTGAAGCGGAGTTTGGATTCATGATGTTAGAAGACTGTATGGTTGCAATCATGACAGAAGACGAACATCATCTTGTATCAGACGTAAGTAAAAAAGAACTGAATGAATTTATAGATTCAATGACAAACATACAGTTTACAAAGGTTGGTGAATACCTAAAAACTGTACCAGTCATGAAAAAAGAAGTAGAGTTTAAATGTACATGTGGTCACGAGAATAAAGTGACTCTGGAGGGTCTTCAAGATTTTTTTTAATATGCCTCTCGCATGATAATTTGGTCAATCATTTTAAGACCAACTTTGCGTTAATGCAACACTTTAATTATTCATTGTATGACATAGAACATATGATGCCATGGGAGAGGGAGATTTACCTAGTATTACTAGAGGAATATCTTAAAGAACAAGAAGAACGAATGAAAAACCAAAACGGATAAGACAATGGCAGAATTAACCATATCACACCTCACTGAAGCAGTTCAGATTGAAGGTATTAAAAGTGAAAAAAGAGACGAGAAACAGATTAGCGAACTTGCTAGTCTGAATAAATCTTTTGCACAATACTTTAAATCTATGGCAAATCAGGCAGGCGACAATCTTGAAAAGGAACGTGAAAAGAAGAAAGAAAAGAGTGGTGGCGACCAACCTAGATTTGGACAGATGGTAGGTGATGCAAAGGGGATGGGTTTCCTTGGAGTAATTGGTGCTATTGGTGCGGCACTTACGGGACTTGTTGTTGGTTTTCTTGATGGTATCAAAGACTCTTTCAAATTAATAACTCCAAAGTTTATAAAAACTGCCTTTAGTAACAGAGTAATCAAACCAATTACAATGTTATTTGATGCACTAGGAGATATCTTCCGTAAAGCTGGAACAGGACAAATCTTAAAAGGTGATACCTTTAAAGTGTTTGGTAGATTTACCACAACTCTAGAAAGTATTGCAAAAAGGTTTAAGAGTGTTATTGCTAGTGTTCGTTCTGGTTCAACTAAGTTCTTTGAGTTCTTTGGTAAGATAGGTGACTTTTTTAAATCTATCGGTAGAAATATAAAAGCGTTTTTTCTAAGTTCAGATGTCATAAGGAATCAACTCAAGAATTTTTCTAAACTGGGAGAGACATTTAAAACAATTACAAAAGGTGCATCTGAAGGGGGAAGTATCTTTGCTCGACTTGGTGAAGTCGTTAAACCATTCTTTAATGTGTTCAAAAGAATAGGTAAGTTCTTAGGTGGGCCGATTACAGTTGCAATCATTAGTATCATTGATGGGTTTATTGGTTCATTCAAAGCGTTCACTGATACTGAGGGTGGAATCTTTGCAAAAATTAGTGCCGCTATTAGTGGTTTCTTTGCGGGAATTACATCTGGTTTTATTGGTGGTTTACTTGACCTTGGTAAAATGGTAATTGGTTTTGTTGCGGGTCTATTTGGATTCGACTCCTTCAAAGAAAAACTTGCTGAGTTTTCATTCCAAGATATGATTTTTGATGGATTGATGTTCCCATTCAGAGCAGTCATGTCTCTGTTTGATGGTAAAGACGGTAACATGTTCTCAACCCTAGCGTCAGATTTGATAGAGGGTATCAAAAGTATCTTTAGTGGTATTACTGGATTTGTCAAACAGAAGTTTAAAGCTATTGGTAGTTCAATAGCAGGATTCTTTGGATTTGGTGGTGACGAAGAACCAGAAGTAAAAGAAATTAAAGAAGGTAAAGTAGTTCCTAAAGTAGAAAAACAAGTTGTTACACCACCACAAGACGATGATTTCCATGAAGTTCGAGGTACAGACGAAGACGGATTCAATTATACAGAAACAAAAAGAGCCCCTAAGTCTGAACAAGATATGATGGCGGCAGAAGAAGAACGTTACAAGAGACACCTAAAACTTAATCAAGACCGTATGGTTAAGTATAATGAACAAGGTAAGGGTGGTAGTAAAGGTGCAATGTATACGGAAGAACGTATAATGAAATTGCAAGCAAAACTAGATGAATTACAGGCAAAACAATCTGCGGGTAATACAGTGATTGCACCATCAACAACAACTAACACAACCAACTCAAGTAGTCAAGCAGTATATGGTGACGCTTCACCCGCTACAGATGACTTAGACAGGGTTGCATAATGGCATACTCACAAAAAGTAATAGACAGATTCGAGGGTGTATTAAATGCACCAGAACAATTTAGTGTTGGTAGATTTGACCCTAATGACCCAGACATTGCAACAGGAATGGCAGGCGCTCCCGCATGTGGAGACGTTATGAAACTGCAATTGAAACTAGACGAAAACGAGATGATAGTAGATGTCAAATTCAAAACCTATGGATGCGGAAGTGCGATTGCATCAAGTTCAATGTTCGTTGACTTACTTAAAGGCAAAACAATTGACGAAGCAAAACAGATTAAAGATAAAGAAATTGCAGATGCTCTTGACTTACCTCCAATCAAACTCCACTGTTCAGTCCTCGCAGAAGACTCTATAAAAAAAGCAGTAGAAGATTGGGAACAGAAAAATAATAAATTCGAACGGGCAATGTTTCCGTGATTGAATTGACTGACGCTGCTGTACAGAAATGTATTCAGAGAACTGAAGACAGACATATGAAGATGATACGTCTTGGTGTTACTTCAGGGGGATGTGTTGGTTTTGAATATGTTATTGAGTATGCGGATGAGTCTAAAGACGATGATATTGCTTTTGACTATGGTAAGTTTACTATAGTTATTGATGAGATGTCATTACCTTACTTAGAAGAATCTACTTTAGATTGGACTAAGCAAGGTCTTAACGAGTATTTCAAGATAACAAACCCTAGAGAAGTATCATCCTGTGGATGTGGGACTTCTATAGGATTTGACCCTTTACCATAAAAGATTCCAACTAAGTCTAAAGATACGTCCACCAGCCGCATAGTCTGGAATATACTCATACGAGTTATCTAATGCGTCTTCTATCTCAAGTTTGTAAGTACCTATTGCACCATTAGTGAAACTATAACTGATATTAAATGTACTGACATCGTCAATTAGTCTACCATCAAAGTCAACACCTTTATCAAACTCTCCTAGATACTCAATAGTAAATCCATAGTCTGTATATGCAATCTTTGTTCTATAGTTTGGAACTCTTAGTTTATCTGAATCTGTAATCTCACCATATACAAATACCTTACCAATGTTCTTTTCTAATCTAATACCTCTAGACCTATATTCACCAGTGTTGATATAAGAATAAGCATTCATATCAAAATCTATTCCTTCATCAAACTTATAGTAATACAGAGATAATCCTTTGTATCCTAATTCAGTTCCACGTCCTTGTTCTGGTAACAAGTTAGGATTTGCTGATACCCAAGAATCACCAAACTGTTCGTATAGATTAGGTAGTCGATAACTATTACCCATAGAGAATCTATATCCATTGTTTTCTAATCCTAGTCTTACAATACGTTCACCTTCTTCATACCTATATCCAAGACTTACATTGTCATTAGACCAAATATAGTAAGCAGCGTTTGTATATCTTTTTCTCTCACCGTAAGTTTCTTTCTGTGCAGTGACACCTAGTTCATGACCATTGTCATCATATAAAAGGATATCACCATAAGTTCTATCGGACTCAATTACAGTTCCAGTATTATAGATTGATTCATTTGTAGTATGACCTAGAGTAAATCTATCATGGTCAATTGAAACATTAATCTTCTGACCTTCAACATTACAATCGTCAGTCAATACAAAGTATTCATTATAACAACCGTCATAATCATACGAGTAGTCTACAACTTCTAGATTGTAGATATCATGTCCTAATTTAAATGTCTTGTTTTCATACCAATCGACTTCATCGTTGTCTGTCTTAACTGAACCAGATGTTCCACGATAAGTTGCGATTTGAAAGAATTCATGCTCTACCATCATCTTAGTTTTATCTGTCGATACTGTGGTATAGAATCCTTTTCCAAAGTCATCCTCTAATAGAACAACTCCTGCCATTGAACCACTACCATATCTAACACTGTTTGCACCAGATATAATTGTAACCCTTTGATTAGTTGATAGGTCTTGACCAAAGTCATACCATCCAGAACTAGGGTCATTTACTGGGATACCGTTCTTAAAAACACCAGTATGTTTTGTATCTGTTCCAGACAATTGAAGACCATTAAATGCCCCAAGGACGAATGGTTTGGTAGGTTCGATTGTTGTTAATATGTTGTCTGAGGTAGGGTCTGCAACACCTTGGTATATTTTTGCACCTACTACAACAACTTCTTCGATTTCATTTGCATTAACGTTAAATGACATCAACGCTAATATTAATATTATTTTTTTCATTATTTTTCCTTAAAAAAAAGGGAGACCGAAGTCTCCCCTTCCAACGTTACTAGTAAACGTTTAGTCTTCAGCAGCTAACTTTGCGAAGTATGATAAAGTATCATCTTCGTCAGTCGATGCTGTGATATTAGGTTCTGGTGCAGATGCAAGAACTTGTGGTTCTTTTTCTTTAGCAGCAACTACTTCCGCAGTCTGTGTTAAAGAATCATTCTTTACCGTTGAACCCGACCCAGTTGATTGACCCAGTACAACCTCTAAACGACTTTTCAGTTCGTCATAAGATTTGTATGAACCAGTATCAGCAAACTCACTTGAATCATGTAACTGATTGTATGTTGCTTCGAGTTTAGTTTCGTCACCTTCAAACAATGCAGAAGCGACTTTGAACTCCGATTTATCATAGTTTCTGTAACCCGCAACATTACGAATCTTCAGTTGAAAATCCGCACCAGTCCAAAAGTCAAATGGATTGATTGGTTCTTCGCCAGGAAATTCAGGTTGCATCTTATCCATAACCTTATCAAAGATTTTCTTACCGAAGTCATAAAGGAATACTTTACCTTCGTTAGTAGGATTAGATGGGTCACTAACAACTAAGATGTTTGCAACATAGTGAAGTCTACGCTTCTGTCTACGTGCAGTTTCTTTGTCTTCATCGATACCTGTGTTCCAAAGACGTGAGTTATATTCACTCACTGGGTCATTGTTACCTAGAGTAGTCAGAGACTTCTCAACGTACCATTGACCTGTTGGCCCTTTAAAGAAATGGTCAAAGTATCTTACCCATGGTAATTCTGACCCTTCTGCGGCAGGAAGAAAACGAACAACTGCATATCCGTTACCACTGTCATCAACAGTTGGTTTCCAGAAACGAGTATCTTCGTATTTGTTAGTTTGTTTTGTACCAGACATTTCCTGTGCGGCAGATGCCAGTTTGGACACATCGGTACGATTGGTTTTTAAGTTTGCAAAAGACATATTTATATTCTCCGTATATTTGCGTATTTTAGTTTATCCACTTTATTCATAATATAGTTTCGTATTATAACACTACAATCAAGTAATGTCAACCTTTATTTAGGGAAAGGTCACCACCCTTTTCGAGAAAGTTAAGCTTCATTGCTTCAAACTCAATCTTCTCTTTGACAGATGTCGAAATATATTTCTTGACATCCTCAATCTCTAAGTTGTTCTGTTCACACAGATAAACAACCGTATCCATGTATGACATAGACTTTGTTCTCACACAGTCTTCAACCATACGTGTAAATTTCTTCTTGTTCATGAAGTTAGATTCTTCTTCCGAGGAATCTACTCCACCCATAATCATATCAACTTTCATCTTCTATATCCTCTTCCTCATTATTTATAACTTCTGGAACTGGAGGTTTTTCCAATTTAAATTGATTAGCATAGTCTGAATCCTTTGCGAACTCTTCTTCAAGTTCACGAGTCCAGACTTGTGCGATATCAGGATACCAACAATTGTATTGACGTTTGGGAGTACCATCAGGATAGTATGCCATTGCGACACACACCTTCTGGATACGTCCCTCACGTTGTTCACCATAACGAAAATCTAACCAAACACCTTGAGACAGATATCTCTTCATGTTGGTTATGTAAGTGTTTAAGTCTATATATTCAGAACGTTCTTTCGCATTCTTAGAATTCTTATAACTTCTCATTCCCTTTAGTTGGTCTTGATTACACTTCAACCACTCTTTGACTTTCTTCCAATGCAAGAAATGGTCTTCAGGTAAATCTCGAATGTCCTTGTGGACAGACTTACTACCATCTGCACCTCTAGCTGCACGTGCTTTTGCAAGACGTTCAATCGCTGCTTCCCTTTGTTCTTCAGTCATAGGTTTGCGTGTGCGTTTGACTTTCTTACGTTCGTAACCGAGTTCCTCTAAGGCACGTTTCTTATTCGCTTCCCTAGTCTTCTTCGCTTTTTGTGCTGCTGTTAGTTTCTTAACCATATCTTATATAGTATAACTTATACTGCGTTAAAAGTCAAGAGCGAATCTACACGGAATGAACGCCAGTCCTGTAAATCCAAATCAAATACACGAACCGCAAGTTGGTTCTTTTCAGTATTTGCGTTTGCATCTGTCTTAGGCATTTTATCCTGTGGTATCTGTTCGGATACCAGTGTTGCTCTCATATTACGAACTTCTCCATCCTTTACTTTCGTAAACGATAAGTTCACTACACCTTCCCGTAAGGTGTCAACGATTTCTTGGTATTTCATTTCTTTCTCCATTTTAAAATCCACCGACTGCTTGTTGATACCACCATGGCATTGCACGGTTAGTCCACTTCGCAAAGTCTTTCTTTTCATTGATATAGTAGTAGCGATATGCTTCTACAGGGTCTTCACGTTTGCAATACTCAGGCATTGCTTGTGCGAATTTGGTTGTGGTCACTGTCTGTTTGATATTGCGTGGTGCAAACCATAACTGACCACTAAGTTTGTCATCGGTCATATGTATCTTACCGTAACGATGGGTGTACTCTTTACACAACGCTTTGAAGTGTTTATACAACCATCGATAGTTCTTGTCATTATCACGTACCCAAATATTAGATGGGTGATTGACATGAGATGCTTTGTACAAGAGTTCTTCTTGTGCAGTTGGTTTTAGTCTCCATCGTTTGATGTTACGACCATTCTTGGTCTTGTCCAAATACAATTCACCATCTAGTACACGATGTGCAGTAGACAGTAGCTGTCCGTATTCGACAACCATCTTGACCACGTGTTTGTCACACATCATCTGTGCGGCAATTGTAGGGTCTTGGTCTAAATGGAATATGTTCATAGATGTGATATCTCCACAAGTAATTTATCGACTTCACCCATTGTTAGGTGACCGACAACATCTTCAGTTATACCAGTATTATAACACAACGCACCTTCATTGTCAAGTACTGCAAGTTCATATAGACCTTTCTTACCACCGTAAGAGAAGTCATGTTTGACTACAGATGCACCATAACCATTATCAAATTTGTAGACGAGTTGATACCCATCTACTTCAGGCATCTCGAATTTCTCGACCATACACCCACCATTCATAAGTCTATCTGCCATTATGCCGCCTCCCTATACTGGTCACTGGTCATAACTCTACCATCGGTTAGATGTAGGTGATACTCACCAGACTCGTCATCACCCAAGACCCAAGTTCTTTCGGTCTTTGCGATATCGGATTTCATGTAACCATACTCACCATTTATGGTGGTTCTAGTCGCATGGAACTTAGTACCAGAAAAATTCCTTAACATAATAGGAGTCTCCCACTTCTCAACGTGGTTGGTGATATCGAAATCAATATCATCTATTACTTCTGCACTAATGACATATTCTTCACATGCCTCATTACTGAACTCAATTTTAGAATACAACTCTTCGTAGTATCCTTCAGATTGAGCTTGTTCTATGGACACATAGTCCACAATGTAGGTGCTACCACCCTTGTTCTTCCAATAGGATTCGGAGACACCGTGGACATAATCCTCATTATGTGCGGCATAGTTCTCTTTATATTGGGTTTGAATAACTAATTTCATAATTTCCTCTCATAGTTCTCATTATCAATACAAGTATTATAACACTATTTACGCAAGTTGTCAAGCAAAAATTGATTATTTTTTTCAACGTACTCGTCAAAGGTAAGTAGAGGTTCGTTATAAATGTCTCTTTCACGACAGTTTTCTTGATACATCTCACGAGCAAATATCTCGAATTCATCACGTTCATCTTTGGGTAACATAGTTATTTTCCTATATGTTTAACGTCACCACGGGGGATGACTTGGTATGCACCTTTATTGTATGCGGGTGCGACAGTAAACTTCTTGGACTCTTCTAATTTATAAGAGTTGTCTTTTTGAGGGACATAACCCATGTCACTAGCGGACGGGTATTTCTTACGATGGTCTTCACCATTACCTATAGAGTAGTTTTCAAGAGGTTTGAACTCAGGTTTGCGTTTGGGGGTCTTCTTCCATGCATTCGTCTTACGTTTACGACCATGCATGTCGTATTTCATTGAACCGTGAAATGTTTGCATCTATATCTCCAGACTATATAAATACACTATACAGGATAAAACACACTTTGTCAAGTGTTTTTTACAATTATTTAAAGGTATAAATAGAACTATGAGTAATTCAAACGAACTATTTGATTTCGGATTCACCCTTGTAGATGAGAATGAACTAGAGGTTGTGCAACAAGCACAAGCGTCAGTTGCTTCTACTACTGCATCTGTGTCCGAAACTCAAGAAAAACTAGACACGTTGTTTAATGCGGTTCAACCCCTATTGAACAATCTAAAACAGAATCCAGAGAAAGAATACATTCTCTGGCCAAATCGTCTCGAAAAGATAGAACAATTCGAAGACCACATTCAAAAGATTTATAAGGGGACATAATGTTATTATACAAGACACAACCTAAAGGGATAGATACGAACAATCTCATCAACCTTGATACAAAGACTAAGTTGATGGAATCTCTCGGAAAGATATCTGTTTTTAATAACAAGAATGTCACAAGAAAAGATTTTGTACCATTGATAACAGATGCATCTATTATAGATGGAATGATTGTGTCTGGTGGATATTCAAATATTCTTGTAGTAACTTCATTCGAAGATTCTAACTATGAACGACTAAGAGATAGAAACTATCGTCCAATCAATAGTGCGGGTGACCATCTACTTCCTATCGTTCATGCAGTAAATGAATCTGAAGGTAACATATATGTAACTATGCCAAAGAATGGTGATAATTACATGAAAGATTTATATGACCATTACGAAGTAAATCAAATAGAGTGTGATTCATATTTCAGACTTGACCACGATTTTAAAATTCAAACTGACGTAAAATTTGATTGTATTGTTCTATTAGGTGTTGAAGCGGATAAGAAAGGTACTTACCAGATTGATGATATCAAGAAGAAATTTGCACCATACTGTATTTCACCTAATGTTGACTTGATTGATATTCGTAGATTATCAGAGACTAATATTAATGGTAGTACTAGAGACATAGAACTTTATAAAGATAGAATGTATACTTGTGTTAATACTCCTAAGAAACTTATTGACCTAGAAAAACGTGTTGTAGACTCTGAACCTTACATGTTAAGTTTAAAACAAAAACTGAATTATTACAGAGTTGCATTAAATATTGAAGAAATAAACGATTATTACAAGGTATACTAATGTCTACTCATTACGAGTCATCCAATAATGTAGTAATATCTGCGAACGGAAACCTAAACACATTATTTGTTTCGGATGAAGCTGATACTGCATTAAAGACAAAGATTCGTGGTATTATAAAAGGATATACAACTGATAGTTTGACCGATAAAATTATTGGAACAGAAAGACATGTCGTTGCTGGCATAACATACAGTAATTTTTTAACATCAATGAAGTATCAAAACGTCTTGTTTGTTCCTTCTTTTAGAAACGGTAGGTTTCCAAAACTAATGGATGCCAACTACGAGACAATGCAAAGTAATGCGAGTCAACATATGACTCCTATTATTAATAAACATTTTAATTGTTCTCCTAACATATATGTTCCATATCCAGACGGACATACAAGTTTATATCAAGACCTTCATCTAGACTTTGGTGTAAACATTATATCTTCTAATGGAATGTATGAGATGGGTGCGGATAACTACAACGTTGTACCACCAGAAGATGTCAAATTTGATGCAGTCTTTCTTGCGGGATTTAGTATTCCAGAAGGTACTACATATAATGCACAAGATATCAAAGATGACTTTGCATCATATTGCACCGAAGATTTTGATTTAATAGATGATTTTCAAGACCATAATATAAGAATGGAAATACGTAGGGGAAATCCTATACCAGAACGCCCGACTCGTTTAACGGGAACACCAAAGGATGTAAATGACGTGTTACATTATTTGGGTAGTAATACCGTACACGAAAACTACGGAGACGATAATTTTAAAACAAATATTGCAACACAGATGACTTCTATTTTGCAAAAAGTAATTAAGGTATACTAATGATTAAGTTTAAAAAGTTTATGACAGAGGGTGTGGATGACCCCGCAATCTTTAAAGCAGTTTTCCTAGCAGGCGGGCCAGGCAGTGGTAAGTCCTTCATTGTCGGGAAAACGGGTCTCCCCGCCCTCGGTCTGAAGGTAGTTAATTCGGATGACGCATACGAATCTGCAATGAAAAAAGCAGGACTTGAAATGTCTCCTGAAAACATCTTCTCAGTTCAAGGTCAAGATATTCGTGGACGTGCAAAGGCATTAACAGGTAAGAAACAAGCAAGATACCTTATGGGTAGACTTGGTGTAGTTATTGATGGTACTGGTAAAGATTTTCCAAAGGTTAAGAAACAAGTACAGTCAATGGAAGCGTTAGGTTATGATACTGCAATGATATTTGTAAACACTGACCTAGAAACTGCAATCAAACGAGACTCCGAACGTGACCGTACTATTGGTGAGAAAGAAGTAACTTCATACTGGAAGACTGTTCAAAAGAACATCGGTGCATTTCAACAGATGTTTGGTAAGAAGGATATGTTGATTGTCGATAACTCAGACGGTAAAGACTACAAGGCAGAAACTCTACGTGCATATAGAGATATTCAGAAGTTCTTACGTAGTCCAGTAGATAATAGTAAAGCGAAGAAGTGGATTAAACAAGAGAGAGAAAAGAAAAAGAGGACATAAAGTCCTCTTTGTTCGTAATCAATTAAGCAATTAATTAAACATACTTATCATAAATATCGACACAAGTCATTGCGACTAGAACCAAACCAGAGACAATCAGTAATGATGCTCCTTGGAATATTCCTACAACTAAACTTAATGTTCCGATAACAAGACCGACTTCGCCCTTGTACTCTTCCCATAGGTCTACTATTGGGTCTACCAATATTCCTCTAAGGTTGTTAATTATTTCTGTTACTTTATCCATTGAGTTACTCCTCTATGTATATGAAAAGACTTTTGTTATTGACTACTGCCATTTTTTGACCCTCGTCTAACTCAGTCTTACTAAAAAATGATAGGTCTGAATCAGATAAATCTCCGAAATCATATCCATCATTCATTTTAAATATTCTATAATCCGAAGATTCTTCATCTTCTAGATTAATTTTCATAGTCTGTAGCATTATTTATACCTTTTTAGCTCTTAAACTGGTGCCCCCGCATGGAATCGAACCACGAGTTGTCCGTTCGTAGCGGACTGTTTTATCCGTTAAACTACGGAGGCAATCGTTGATTGGCCGTCCCACAAGGACTCGAACCTTGAACACAAGTTTAGAAGACTCGGATGATATCCAGTTTCACCATGAGACGTTTTCCAATCAATAAGATATTATATCACTATTGATATTAAATGTCAAGTATTATCATGCATGGATTTTGTGTGAATCTCTACATTTTTTGATACAGGGATTTTAATGTTTTTGTGACTATGATATAAATGAAACTTGACCTCTTTAAATTCTTTGAACATCTCTGTCCATATAGGTCTCCAGTTTCCCGCAAGTCTTACTGTATTGTTTGTAGAACGGTCACTTTCTAAAATTAGGTCAGTGAAACTACCCAGATTCATATCAAAGATACTATCGAATCCATAGATGTGAACTTCGGTTGCTCTCATCTTTGCACATGCATAGTGAACTGCCATGTGACCACAGTTAAAGTTAGTTGCGGCATACTTTGGGTCTCCCGCATACTTAGGGATATGTGAATAGAATCCCTTGATAAGGTGAGAGTATTTCATATAGAAAGTACCAGAATTCTCCATCCAGATTTTAGGTCTAGTTCCAAGAATCCAGTCATACATGTCTAACTTAACATGACCTTCTTGTAGTGCCTTCATCATCTTGAAGTCCACCATACAGGTTGCGTGAACTTCTTTGCGTGGGATTTCAAATGGTGGCATATTACAAACTAACAGTTTGCCAGGCGTTCCCCTTTCGAACAATCCCGCATTGTCACCGTTACCCAATACATTAACTCTCATAATTTACTCTACAGTTGTACTAATTCTCTATTTGCCAAATGTTGGTCTGCAATAATATCTTTAGACTGTCCATTATACTCCACTGCGTGGTAATTGTCAACCAAATATTGATTAATATTAATACGACTACCGTCATCAAAATCAACAAGGAATTCACCAAGAATACGTCCGAACTTACCTTTACCATCCTTTGTTGTTTTAAGAATAGGAGAAGTACCTAAACTCTTCTTTAGAAATGCTTTTGCAGCTAATCCATATTTCTTTTCTACGAGGTCACGTGTTCGTGATTCTGGGGTGTCCACGCCAAGAAGTCTGATTCTTGACTTTCGAAGCCAAACACCAAAACCCAAATCGATGTCAACGTCAACGGTATCACCGTCAACAACACGTACAACTTTTGTTCTATATTCATACATTCTTCTTTCCTTTATTCCATCCGAAATGAGTATGAATTATATTCATCTTATCTTCGGCTTCTGCGATTTTACTAATCTGTGTTTCAATAGATTCTACGATATCAGGATGTTCTCCTATACCAGCAGCGTTTTTCATGTACACGTCAACATTTGCTTTTGCAACGGCAATATCACCGTCTAATTTTCTTACTAATGCTTCAAGTAGATAATTCATTTATCTGTCTCCTTATTACTTCGTTCCCTTTTTTTCCAGTGTGATGGATTATTTTAGGGTTCTTTACTTGTATGTTATCTATATAGTCCAACCGTAAAGTGTTGTACACATGAGGTATAGGTTTAATATACGACATCTTCGTAATCTCATCCCCTCCCATCATTATATAAAGAACCTCTTGGTCTCCTTGAACAGGGTTTCGAATACATTCGTCTGCCCAACTCTTCAGGATATTTGGAGTGTTTTCCACCAGAACAACTCCAGAGTTATACCAACTTCCAAGTTCACTTCTACGTGTACTCCAAGGTCGGTCTTTTACCATACCCAACTTACCATATTCTGATAGATTGAATATTGGTGATATGTCATCGGTTACTTCACAATCAGTATCCAACCAACAAACTTTCTTTACACCATCTAACTTAGTTGCATCTAGAATCGCACGAGGTTTCTTAAACCATCCCTGTGCTTCACTCTTAACTGTTATTACTAAATCAAAGTCTTCTTCTGCTTTTGCACGTGCCTCTTTAGACATACCAAAATCTGCAAGAACAATAGGTATAGTATTGTGTTTTTTATAGTTTTCTAAAAACCATGGTAATTGCCATTCTGTGTTATTATCACATCCTGTCAAAAAAACTTTAAGCATCGATAATGTCATATCCTTCTTTCCAATTGTGTTTTGCAAGACATCCTTCTTCTACTTGAATGGTAGTAAATGTGTCCCGTGCTTCTGCAACAAATGGATGACATTCTTGTAACCAAGGGAAGGTATCTAAATTTAAATATACATCGGTAGGTTTTGCATACAATGGTGCATTCTCTACTAATAGTTTACCACCTTTGGGAGTAACCCAATACGCATGAGCGCCAGGAAAATATCTTTTGGTGGTTAAAGGATTAAGTCCCAGAAAGTTTGGTTTGTTCCATTTACCGTAAGATGGATGACCTATGTTCATTACATAGTTAGGAAACAACATTGGTAAAGGTGTAACCATAACTGCATCATGTTCAAAGATAATAAAGTCTTCGTTACCCTTAGAACAAGCTTCCCACAATGCGTAGTGTGATAAGAATGCAGAAATACAATTTAAATTACGAGAATATTTCTCATCAAATTGTATTGGGTCAATACCTCTTGTCTGTAATAGTTCTACAGGATTATCTGCGGGGGTGATTGCATCAAACTTTTCAATCGTTAGTCCATGACGTTTACCCGATTCAATACACCTATCAGCAACTTGAACAGACGATGGATTATCTTTTATTGTAATTACAAATGCTTTCATATTAAAAAACTCAATTGACTAGTATTAGTTGTAGTCGTTATTCTCCCTTTATTATCATATGTAGTAACATAATAAGTTGTACTTTCAACTTTATAATCTCCGCCTGCAACTTTATTGACTCGTTCAACAGTATACGAACGGTCTGTTACCTTGGGTATTGATGATACGGGTGGTATTTCCATTATTGTGTTGTAGTTGACTTCAACCCTTTCTGTATTGTGGTGTAATATGGATATACGACTTGTAACCAAGGAAACAATTGTTTACACATTAGTGCATCGTTTGGCCACATTCCGATTTCTTTCACCTTATTTATCAGTTTCTTAGCTGCCTTAGGTGATATCATATATGCAGAGTTACCCGCAAGACCTTGGGGTACATCCCAATCATCTACTGAAGGAACACCCTGTAGTCCATGTATTTTTTTCACTTGTGCATCAAATACGTGCGCTCTACGTGTCGCACCTATTGGATTATTTAAGCCTATTATACCACCCTTCCACTCAGAAGTCAAGTCCTCTGGTAAAAGAGAATCTGTAAATAATGCATCGTGTTCCAGTACAACAATAGTCTCATCAAGGTCAATCGACTTCTGCCAACATCTCATATGAGATATTAGACATGCAACACGATTACTATGATTCGCAGTTTTGTAGTGAGTAAGACGTAGTCCTGTTTTCATATCAAGACCGTCTTGGTGTTCATCTAGAGGATACGTCCATGCAACACCATTCATATCCAACTGGTCTATCCCTTCACCAATAGTCTTTGGTGTGGTAGCGGGTAGAATGATAGGTTCTAGTTTTGTTCCAGTTTTCTTTATTGATTCAATAACATGTCGAGTCGCAACTGTGGACTCGTGATTGTTTATCATACTAATTATGAAGGCTTTCATCAACATCTCTTACATACTCCCATCTCTCTGATAGGTAACATCCACCATGATAACTTTCATGATAAAATCCAAACGGTTCAGATAGTATTTGATACCATCCCTCTTCTGCACTTTTTAACTTCTTATCTTTATATAGTGAGTCCACTAAATCGGTATCCCAACATTCTCTGGGATGGATTATCAATGCATCATTGATGTAGTAGGTAGTCTCTTTTCCCATACCTTTAATCTTATTGAAGTCATGTGTACCATAGTAATTCATACAGTTGAATCCCTTCGGAATTAACCTGTCATATGAATCCTTAATCATATCTTTCCAAGGGAGTTGGTCAGACACGATTACGTCAAACCTTGTTCGAATAATCATATCATATTCTTTAGGTATCGACTTCATCATCTCATTGTGTATGAGAAGTTGTTTGTGCCAGTTCGCACTTGCGTATGCGTGTCTTAACTGACTGTTGTGATAGGTAGGGTCTTCTTTATGTCTCTCCAAGTAATGAGGAAAGATATCTCTCCTTAGTGTACTTGCGTCATCGGGATAGGGTTCGGTGTCGAATACTGGATGGTACAGATTCTCAGGGTCATCAAAGTAGTAGTCAGCATCATAGTCTTGACCCTTCCATGTACCCGTGAACATCTTGTCGTGAGGAATTATCTCTTGTGTTCTATCCATCCATTTCTGGTGACAGTATTCATTCCATCTACCAGACAAACATAATGCAGTCTTCATTTACCAACTCAATAGATATCTTTCTAGGTCTTCTGGTGTTCCCAGACCCCACATTTGTGATGCGGTGAATGTTGCAATATGTTTTCCATCTTTAATTGCTTCATTAAATACAGGACAAACATAGAATTCGTTGTTAACTCTAATATCATCTTCAATCATTTTCTCTGCGTATTCGCAATAATCACTACCCTTTTTCCAGTAATAAAATCCTACGGTTGCGTTATCACTGATTGGATTTTTCTCTGCAACTCTATAAACTCTTCCAGAATTATCTGTCTTTGCATAACTCCACTTAGGGTGTGTTGATTTGAAAGTAACAATACCACCATCTACTGAGGTTGATTGCATTTTATACATGAAATCTAGAGAGTTCCATTCTACGTACTGGTCTGAGTTTGCAATAAACAATTGTTGGTCATTATCAATATACTGTTTTGCAAGTAGTGTTGTACATGCAGCACCTTCAGTGATACCATCTACTTCTACAATAGTACAGTCAGGTGCAATTAGATTTAACATAGAATCTAAGTTATACTTTTCTCTGTGTTCCTTCTGTACAATAAAGATATAGTTTGCATCAAGACCTAGATTTTCAACTACATGTTGAATCATAGGTTTACCATTAACATCAATCAATGGTTTTGGAAAAGTATATCCTGCCTTCTGAAAACGACTACCCGCACCCGCCATAGGAATAAGAACATTGAGTTCTTTATCTTCCCATTTAGGTATTGTATTTTGGGGTTCTTTTATTCTATCAAGTAACTTAACGTTGGTGTCTGCGGGAGAACCAACTCTTATTACATTTGCACCAGAACCATATGCAGAAGTTAATCCTGTCGGAGAATCTTCTACTATCACGGTTTCATCAGGATAGACTCCCATCTTGGACATTGCTTTCCAATAAATTTCTGGATGAGGTTTGTTGTTTTCAACATCCCAACTACTTAATACAATGTCACACCATGGAGTTAACATGAGTTGTTCTAAACAATTCTCTACGGTCTTTTCAATTGCATTGGAACATACACCAATCTTATATCCTTCACCTCTAAGTTGTTCGAATAACTCTATAATATCATGGTTTGGTTTAATCGTATTCAGAGTCATATACGTATATGCCTGTTTACGAGTATGAATTTTTCTTTTATCTTTATCAGGGATTTCTAAAATATCCAACTTCTGGTCAGTTGTCAATCCATCGAATCTTAAAAGATGTTCATTTAGAGTTATTGGAAGGTAATCATTCTTTTCCAATGCTTGATTCAATGCATCAAAATGCATTTGTTTGGTGTCTACAAGAACACCGTCTAAATCAAATAAAACTAATTTTATCATGCACTTGCTATCCTAGTTTTTTATTGCAATTATATATGTATCACCGCATTTAGTTTCTTTTCTGCGGTCATAGTGAGTTGTGTTATAACTATCTAAATGATTCATAAACCTAATGTGTTTTAACATATCATATCTTTCAGACTGTCTTAATAACCATGGGTTGTCTAATTCACTACGACTCATTTTATCCATAGGCCAGACATCTTCGACAAAGTATGTTCCATCTTCTTTCATAAAAGAAACACAGTTCTCAAAAGTTAATCTATTTGCTTCTGGCCAATGAGCGCCATCGTCAATAATAAAATCAAACTTTACATCACCCCAAGTTTCTCGTATTTTCTTTCCAAGTGCTGCGTCAGTAGAATCCCACTTTAACCATTCAACTCTATCTTTGTGTAGGATGTCTAGGTCTTTTGGGTTTGTCCTTGCAAATATATCAATCGTATAGATTGTTCCATTAGGAAAATATTCATGAAATGCACGAGTAGACGCTGCTTTAAATGTTCCAATCTCCAATAGATTGATGGGGTCTTCTCTTACAGACTCCATGTAGGGTTCGTATTCTTTATAATAATGGTGTTTCTCTGTACCCTTATCACAATCGTATTTGTCAAATAGTTGTTTTAACATTCCAATAATTCCTCGTTGCACCACTATCGAAATCGAATCCCCAATAGTCAATGTCTTTCTTATACCAGTCAGCAATTATCTGAATAGTATCTTTAGTGTATATATCCCTATAAGAAGTACCGTATCCTGTCTTACCTTTGTCATTAGGTACACGAGTAATATTTCTTGCTTCTGGATTCTCTAACAATCCAAAATATAGTTTGACATCTTCGTTATAGTTTTCAAACCGTAGGATGTCACAACGGTTTTTCCCCTCTTCATCTGATACATGGTCATATGCGGGATACCATCCACGTATCGCACGATGCCATAAGTATTCTTGTCCACCCCATATGTGACGTTCCTCTAGGAATGCCTCAAATGATGAAGTGTCTGCATATTTTTCTGGTTGAGTTCCTTCGTATTCCATTACCTTCTTTGCGAACATATAACGAGAACATACTCTGTCCCACGGATTACGAACAATTGCAACTGCTTTATGTGTGTCTTTTAAATCTTGTTTCCAGTCTCTCCAACGTGCATGTTCATATCCTTGGTGGTCTTTTGTTTGTGACATCTTTTCCTCAAGACCTTGAGTATATGCTCTGTTCTTATGATTGTCAGGTGTTGCTAATAACACTTGTTGACGAATCTTATGATTCTTTCTTATTGTCATCCCACCATTTTTAGGGATGTGGACAAACAGCTTCATTCTCTTTCCCACTTGACATAATAACGATTCAAGTCTTGCATAAATTCTGTTATTTGGAATCCGTTTTGTTTTGATAACAAGAGGTGGTCATCTAGTGACCAGTGCCAAAAAGGTACATCCTGTACCTTATCATTACCATGGTCACGGTGTGCGGGATTACATCTCCAATAGATACGAGACTTCTGTTTCAATGCATTACACATTGACTTAGTCTGTTGTTGAATTAGTTCCCAATCACCAAAATTAATACTACCCAATGCAAATGCAACATCAAACTTCTTATCTGTGTGGTAGTCTTCTATTGCAACCTGTTCGTCAGAACCTATGTTTGTAATATCGATTCCATGAAGATTGGTAATGTGACGCTTAAGAGGATTGAGACCACAACCAACATCCAGAACTGATTCTTCTTCTTTGATTTCTTCAATTAATCTAAATCCCGTCCAGTAATACCTATCAAGTCCCGCAGTGCGTGAACTTGGCCAATCGTAAGTGAAATAATCTTTTAAAAAATCCATATGTGGATTAAGGTTGGTAGACATATACACTCACATCCTTTTTATTATATTCATCTCTCTGCACATCTTTAGGGTGTGCATTTAATCCTAGAGTATCAAGTACTTCAAAGTTATCTTTACATTTAATTACTTTGTCCTTCTTATTATATATGAATGACATTATAGCAGTATTTTGTAATTGTATCTGTGTGAACATGTTATCTTGATTCTTGTACCATTCATAACTAGGATATGGAATATCAAAACCACCACACTCGTTCCACCACGTCCAACACTCATAATCATTTCTTATTACCATAACAATAGGAAACTTATCAAAGTAATGTAAACATGTAGATAAGGTATGTGACTTTATTAGTCTAATACCTTTACCAGAAAAAGGTTTGTCCCATTCACCTCTATGTAATCCAAATTCCATCATAGGGTCAAAGTATGCACCCCCATGTACTAATCCATTATGATGAGAGAATGACCTCTCTTCTGTGTTATCAGTCTGGTCAAAACTACTAGATGAGTGAATGTTATTTGCAACTCCAGACCATCTACTGCCTGGCGCTCCTGTCATTAATAAATAATTATCTTTCATTTTTTGGTTTTATTCCGTTCCATACCTGTTCATCTAACCAGTGTTTCTTTACACGTTTCACGTACTTCTCGTTCTGATTGTCTTTTAGAGTATCTTCTATTCGTTCATCAAACCATGCAATAGGAAAGTCAAGAACCTTAGATAACCACTTCAAGTATTTTGCTTTGTATAGATATAGAGATTCAACGGAGAGAAACTCTGTCTCTGCATCTAGATTATAATAGTATTGTAGTGCAGTCTGTAAAGTTATTTCCTTACGGACTCTAAATTGTTGCATTCTATTAATGTTCTCATCTCGTACCACAATACAGACGCTTACTTCATATCCCGCTTCTTCTGCTTCATAAACAACTTCTTGTATTTGAGGGACTTGTTTGACACCATCAAAGACAAACGGTACACTGACATTCGCAACCATGTATTGTTGAGTCAACATACTCTTTGTTCTAGATGGGTCAACCCAACACTCTGCGAAGGGTTCTTCGTCAGATGGTATCCAGTACTTATCTCCAAAGTTCCAACCCTCTACTGCGGGATGGAAACCAAAAACTTTACTGAATAGATGATTTCCAGAACCTTGCGGCCCTGTAATTATGATTAGTTTCTTAGACTCTTGTTTGTCCGACATAAGTTCTCACCTTCAATGGGTTAATTTCATCTGTCGGCCCTGTACCAGAGTCAGGACTGAACACGAATAGGGTGACATCTTCACCTTGATTACACATAAAGTTGTGTAATACATTTCTTTCCATCACCCAACAGTCACCTTCTTTGATAGGAAACATTACACCATCGTCAAGTTCAATCTCACCTTTACCAGAAAGGATAAGAGCAATACGTTGACTTGGATGGGTGTGTAGGGTTTGTTTCATCCCTGCGGGGAAATGGACATAGTTGATAACAGGTAATCCTAGTCTGCCTGGATTTACTGCGGTAGTATTTGTACCACCATCCATGTACGATAGATTACCTTTTGAATTCCCATGAGGTATAAACATACGTTCAT